AACTCAATTAGTAAACATCTACCGTTTAGGTGTAGCTAGTGGTAACACTAATGCTTATATCACTCAGGATCTATCTTTGACTTACTTAGGTGTTAAAATTGTACTTTGTCCAGGGATGTCAAATGACCATTTGGTAATTACATTAAAGGATAATCTTTGTTATCTTTTTGATGCTGAATCAGATCCATCTGATCTACGTGCAGTGAACTTGTCTGATACTGTTGCTGAGCCTTACTTGAGAACTCGTGCAAATATGAAAGTAGGTTTTAACTATGTTAACCCTACAGATATCGTTTACGGATCTTAATATTAATTCATAGAGGGGGGCAACCCCCTTTATATAAAACTTAAAAACATGCCACTATGTACAGCCCTCGAGGGCATTCAAAAATCGTGTGATAATAACAGTGGAGGTATCTATCAGGTATGGTTTATACCTCAAGAGCAAATAGCTACTGTTACAAGTAATACTACTTATCCTGCTTATGAGGTTACAGCTATTACTTTATCACCTATCACTCCTGTATTTGAAGGTTACTTCATTCGCAGAAACACATCAAACTATACAGAAGAGCAAGCTGCTGATTTAATCAACGGTTCAACTTTTGTAACTCAAACTATTAACCTAGTATTTCACAGACGTGAAGCTGCTAAGTCTAATGCTCTTAAGATACTTGCATCAGGGCAGCAATACCTTGCAGCTGTAGTATTAGATGCTAATGGTAAGTATTGGTATATGCCATACATGCAGCTTACTGCTACAGGTGAAGGATCAGGTACAGCTAGAGCTGATGGTTCTAAATACACTGTAACTATGGTAGCTGAAAATGAGCAGTTAGCCCTAGAGGTTATCCTCACAGGTGGAGCTGCTGCTTACACTGCTTTAGGTTTAGTATAATCTATCTATCTAAGAAAATTAGCCCTGCATATTGTGGGGCTTTTTTTATTTCTAAACATTTGGCTAACATCATCTAATATAGGTATGATATACATTGAACAGGGGGTAATTAACCAGGTAGTGCTAACCTTAACAGAGGTCACAACTGTACCCACCCCTCATTATCTATTTGCTTTCACTAATGAAATGAATACTACTTCAAGTACTCAGCTATTCACTACTGCTGACACTAGCTTATATCCTGAGAGATACAATCTTTTTGTACTTAATGAGCCTGTAGATATTACTTTATTACAAGGGCAGTTTATTTATCAGATTTATCAGAGCTCAGTACCCTATGTACTACCTTTAACTATTGCACAAACTACAGGAGTAGTGATAGAAGAGGGTAGAATGGTGGTAAGTGGGCCAGTAGGCACCTCAATATACGATTAATTATGGCATGGTATAACAACTTATTTAAGACAGCAAATAAAGGCCCTGAAGTGGTAGAAGGATATCAATCTTTTAGCACCCCATTTATGCCTGTAGGACCAGGTAACCTAACACTCCCTTATGTAGATAGTAGGTACTCTGCTAATATGTGGCTAAATTTTGGAGCTGAGAACTTATACCCTGAGATGCTTAATCAAATGTACTACTCATCACCTCTTCATGGTGCTATTGTAGACTTTAAGACTAATGCAGTTATCGGTGGAGGTTTTGCTCTTAAAACTGATTTGCTTACTACTGTAGAGAAATTAGAGCTATATACTTTTGAACGTAAAATAAACTTAAACCATATTGTTAAGGCTGTTACTAAGCAGTTAATTATACACAATAGAGTATACTTTAAGATATGTTATGGATCAGGTAAAAAGATTACTAGGATAGAGAATGTATCTCCTGAGAAAGTAAGAATAAGTGCAGATAAGAAAATGTATTTTATTTGTGATGACTGGAGCAGGAGAATAGGCATACAAGAGATAAAGCCATACCATATAGCTAACTCAGACTATGAGCAACTATACTGCTATGAGATTAAGTCTATAGGGCAGGATCACTACTCACTACCACAATATACAAGCTGTCTTAACTTTGCTTTCTTATCAGGAGAGCTAAGCTACTTTGCTAAGTCTAATATACAAAACTCTGTTTTTCCATCTTTTGCTATGATGTTCCCTAAGAGGCCACAAAGCGAGGAGGAGAAGCATATGATTAAGGAAACTATTGATAGAATGAAAGGAGCTGCTAATGCAGGTAAAGCTGTAGCGTTCTTTGCAAACTCTGCTGAGCAGTTACCTAAAATAGAAGCCATGCCTACTAATGGTAACGATAGTCTATTTCAGGAAGCTTCACAGCTTAATACTGAGCAGATTTGTTTTGCTCACACTATAGATCCAATCTTAATGGGAGTACGTACTACAGGATCATTAGGCGGTGGTGCAGATATTAAGCAAGCCTATGTGATATTTGAAAAGAATGTAGTAATGGAGCTTAGGAACTGTGTTGAGCATATCTTTAACGAGTTACTAACAATTTCTAAGATACCTGCAGATTTCACTATTAATAACTTTCAGGTAATAGATGAGTCTATTGTAGAGCTAGAAGGTGATGCTTCAAGAATTAATAACCTAATCAGTGCTATGCATCCTACTGTTGCTCAAAAGATATTAGATAATATGACGCCTGATGAAATAAGAGCTCTAGCTGATTTACCCCCACTTACTAAAACAACTGTATAATGCTATATTTCATAACTGAAACTTATCTTAAAGTTAATACACCTATCACTGCCAATGTGGATGTTACTGATGTAACACCATACATAGCTACTCAGGCAGCACTAAGAGTACAACCAATTTTAGGCACTACTTTCTATAACTATTTATTAACTCAGTATAATAACACAGCACTTAACCCTGATGAGATAAATTTGGTGGAGTTTATACAGCCAGTGATAGCTTGGAGATCTGCTGAGGATGCTGTTTTCGGTTTGACTTACCAACTTAAAAACAAAGGACTTCAAACTCAAAGCGGTGATTACTCTGCTAGTGTATCTCGTAATGAGGTAGCCTTTGGTATGGAGCACTATGCACAGAAAGCTAGCTTTTTTGAGCAGAGACTTATCAGATGGCTCCTGGTTAATAGAAATTTATTTCCTCAGTTCATATCTACCACTAACCAGGATACTGATTTACGGCCCATGTTTAATAACTGCAGCTGCATCACTCAATGGCAAACAACTTGCTTAGGCAACTGTGGTACATTCAGAGAGAATGGATATAATAACTCTATACTAATACTCTAATGAAAGTACAGTTAGCTATTCTTATATCCTCTATTCAAAAATCATCCCTTCAATTATTAGCTGTGATATCTACTTTCTTTCTACCTATTACAGGGATCTTATTTTTAATTGGTTTCTCTATAGTCATAGATACTATTACAGGTATATGGAAGGCTAAAAAGTTAGGCATACCTATTACATCTAGGAAGCTCTCAGCTATTATATCTAAATTAATGCTATATGAAGTGGCTGTTATTTTATTCTACCTAATAGACAGGTTTATTCTTAATGATATCATTCTAGTTTTTTTTAGTATACCTTTAATGCTCACAAAGATACTATCTTTAGTGTTAGTGTCTATTGAGGTGATAAGCATCTCAGAAAATTATAAGGCAGTAAAAGGTATTGATTTATGGCAGGCAATGAAGTTACTATTCGCAAGGGCTAGAGATATTAAGCAGGATATAGACACTATCAAATGATAAGAAAACTATTTAACTATTTGAACTTCCTACAGCAGGAAAAAATAAAAGCAATGATCTACAGGTCATGAAATACGCTGCATACATATTAGCTGTGTTCAGTATCCTCATGATATTTGAGCACTTCCTACTAAAAAAAGAAATTAAATTTTTGAAAGATGAGCTATACAAGAGAGATAATAGAGACAGCGGTCAAGAGTAAAGGCTATGTTTGGTTTAATAGTGCTAATGATTATGATGTTAATATCGTAGGAGTAAGAAACTTAAAGCCAGGTAAGAAAGTTACCAATGAATTTGATGATGTTATCACAGTATCCTATAAGTTAATGGGAGTATGGCAGTACCATGAGTGGAAAATCACCACTGATCCAGGGAAAAAACCTACTGAAATATTAAGACA